CTGCAAGGGCAACCAAGGCCGCTGACGCCGCCGCCGCACGAGTTGGCAATGATCCATTCGCTAAGATGACTCGCCGGATTTTCGTGCTGTCGATGGTCGGCTTAGGCGCATGGGCCATGATGGGCGGACTTACAGGCTTAGACATCTATGTGCCGGTTGAGCGCACCACAGGATTCAGCTTCATGGGGCTGTGGGATAATGTGAAAACCCAGACCGAGTACATTAAGCTGGAAAACGCACTTGTGCATTTTGAGTGGCTGAAAATTTCGATCCTCGCAGCCGGATCATTTTATTTAGGAAAATCATAATGGCTATGAAACCAAAGAAAACCAACAAGAAGTCTGGCGGCATTCCGTGTGCTGGCTGCCCGAATCCTGAACGCTGCATGAAGATGGGCGTTTGCATGAAAAAGGCTGCTTACAAGTAATGCCTGTTCACAAAGTCAAAGGCGGCTACAAATGGGGCAAGTCTGGCAAGGTTTATAAAACCAAAGCTGCGGCTGAACGTCAGGGTCGTGCCATTTACGCTGCTGGGTACAAGAAAAAGAAATGAGGCTGTGGCTGCTAACTGTCGTTTTGATGGTTAGCGGCTGCGCCGAACTTCGCACCTTGACCATGACCGAAGATGAACTGCGCTTATACGGCAACTGGGAACTCAAAGAATGTTTGAACCCGACCGTTGTGTGTATTCAGCCGTAGAGGTTGGTCAGCTTCAGGTTGGCGAGCAGTTCCGGCTCGACGGCAGAACCTTTGTGGTCAAAATCAACGATGGACAGCGGTATCTGGTTGTAGATGAAGTGGGCCGCACCAACACCGTCCACCTTGACGCGGAGACGCTGGTGCAGCCCAAGGATTAAACCCCTGCGACAATCGCTGCAACAATAATCACCACGACCATTGCGATAATCATTGCGCTGGCAATCATTCCATCGCCCCTGTCGTTGGCTGAAACGATCGGTGGCTCTGGCCTTAATGCTTCCTTCTTCTCACGGCCCCTCACAGGCGTTTTAAGGGCTTTTGCGAGCGTCCAGCCCCTACTGAGCCTGTTGTACACAACACCGGGGTCTAAGCCCGCCTCACGCGCCTTGTCGGCTATGGTTTCTTTTTTCATTTGAAAACTCCTGTTCCTGCGGTTTCATAAAGGGCGTATGCGATCAGGAACCACATCGCTACCCCCGAAAGAATCACTACGAACTCAATGAATCGTCCCATGATGGTATGTCCTTGCGTCTTGATTTATCTGACCGGCTAAATTTACCCGGCTCCCATTTACTCCAAGGAGAAGCCTTCGCGGCCCTTCTGGCAGCTTGTGTGTGGTTCATCAGCGGGGTACTCAGGATTTCATCCAGCGGCCATTTGCGGTTGTAGTGCCTGTCTGCGATCTGGCAGGCAGTCAGTCCGTGTGGATTCCGCTCCTCATCTGCCGCCAGTTCGATAATCCATTTTGCGATTCGACTGTATGTCGCCATTACATTCCCTCCAGTTTCTGCTTGCCCTCCTCCAGACAGCGCAGGATTTCGCTTTTGTTCATGCCATGCGTTTCGATCAAAATGTACTGAGCGTCCTGCGCCAGTAGATCAATCTCATGGCAGTCCGGTTTGTCGGTGCTTCTGGAAAGTTCCATGATCTTCATTGCCATTGCCTGTGCTTTCATAAGTACGTCAAAAGGGTGGTGGTTCATCGTTATCCTCCGCTCTCAATGCTTCCCTCATGTAGGTTTTCTGTGCTGTCGAAAGGAACGACCAGATTTGCTCTTGTTCCATTTGATTCAGCTCAAGCCAGATTTCTTTAATGCCAAACTGATCTTCCGTTTCGCAGTAAGAAATCAAATCAAACAGGGCCAACTGAAGTCTTAGCTTGGGAGATTGGCTTAGTTTTGACATTGATCTGCCCCCTCAGAAATTTAATCGTGTAGTTGATGTGTTCAAGTTCCTGTTTCCATTCCTCGCGTTTTGTGTGTTCTAGCCTGTCCTCAACATACGCCCTGCGGCGCTTGGCGTTGGTTAACGCCTCCGAAATCAATCTCATGTGAAATGGCCCGTTTTGCCACCCGGTGGGCCAAGCCGGTCGCAAGGAGTGGCTAGAAAGCAATCTCGTCGTCAAACTCAGGCGTGCCTTGCGGCTCTTCCTGTGAATAATCTTGATTCATCGACTTCAACTCACGCGATTCAAGGATCGTGTTTCGCATCCATTCTGGAAGGCTTGCGAAGATTTCTGCGTCGTAGCCTTGGTCGCCAAGTTCAAACAGCACGCTCGGATTTACTTGCTGCGGAACCTGAAAGCCCTTCGGTACTGACGCAACACTCTTGACGTTGGCGTAAGTGCGATCCTTCGGTTTGTTGTGTACTACGTTGACCATGCAAGGCTTACCAAGGATGTTTTTGAGATCAAACCCAGCCAACTCTTCCTCGGTAAAGGGACGGCCACGCCAGCCCTCAAGGTCGCGGCGTAGGCTTGCCAACTCACCAAGGGAGGCGGTGTAACGCTGGCTCACCACAAAAGGGCGACCATCGGCCATAGGCTCGGTTGGAAGCTCCCATGCGATTTGAACCTTTGGCTGCCACTTGTCGTACTTGGCTGAATACTGATGGCCAAGCTCAACAAGGCTGTAGCAGATGGCGATATGGTTTCCGGCTGGTGCGATTTGGAAGTCGCCGGATGACTTTCCAGTTTCCTGAACTACTAAAGACATAATTACCTTCCTTTTGTCTAAAAGGGACATTTAGCTGCGTTACCACGTTGAGCAGGAAGACTTGCAGCGTCTAGTCGACCCACCAAATTATTGATCTCCGCTTCGATGCGGTTTTTCTCTTCGTTTAGCCTGTGGAATGCCATGTCAATATCGTGCAGGCAAATACTCACGCGATATTCCCAATCGGTCATGGCGCGTTCCACTTCATATTCAAATCGGTTTTGATTGTTCATTTTACCACCCCTCGTATATTTGCTCTAAAACCTCAAAGTATTCTTCTTCGGTTATTGCGTACTCTTTCAAGGCAAAGGCATCGGCCAGCCCGACCATCAAATCCATCACTTCTGACATCGTGTTGTTGGTATAAACATCGTCGTAGAAGCGCTGCTGGTTATCAGTAAGGCTCATAGCAGCCCTCCGCTTCCATCGCTTCGGACTTCATGTAGTCCCGCATTCTGTTGCCTGCTGCGCGGATGATCATGCGCCCCAGCTCGGCGGCCTTCTCGGTGTCGTCAGCAAAAGCGATCAGGCCAGCAGCCTTGTGCCAGTCGATGCCTACGAGGCTGTTCAGCACTACGTCCTCGATGTCGTCTTTGTCGAAGCCCTCGTTCATGTACAACTCGACCCATTCGTTGTCGGTCAGGTCGCATTGGAAATCGTAAGGGCCGTCGTTATCGCCAAATTCTTGTAAATCCATGTCGTACTCCTTGCGGGAAGGGTCGGGGCCAGCCCCCAACCGTAGGTGCGACTGTAAAGGCTTCTTTACTGTTGTCAAGTCCCCTTGACGCGACAGTATTCGTCGTTAGAATGGCGGCCATGAAAAAATCCGACCTTTTGGCCCACTTTGGCGGATCTCGCCAGATTGCCGATTTATTGGGCATCACCATTCAGGCCGTCCACCAATGGCCCGAAAACCTGCCTGTTCACAAAATCGACCAGATTGTGGGCGCTGCCTATCGACAGAACCGATTGCAGGATCTGCCGCCCATCGTGATAGACTGAAACCTCATTTGAGAACCTCCTCGGTGGCTTGATGGCCTCCAGCCACCCCTCCAGTGGCAAACCTTGTCCCGCTTCGGCGGGATTTTTTTTTGACCCCCTTGACACTTCGATAAAGCCACCTTAACGTCGGGCCTCCTTTCGCAAGGAGATCACATGACAAACAAAATCGACCTGCTGCTGGCGCAGTTGAAAAAAGTCCAGCCCAAGGGGGATCGCAAGTGGATGGCTTGCTGCCCCGCACACGACGACAAAAGCCCCTCGCTGGCGATTCGCGAAGAACCCGATGGTCGCATCCTCCTCAAGTGTTTCGCAGGCTGTGGGGCCGCTGACGTGGTTCAGGCGGCAGGTTTGACGCTCTCGGATCTTTTCCCGGACGGCAACAAGCACGAAATGCGCCCATTTGCTTTCGCACAGGTAGAGCGCCGCCAGCGGGAACAGGAGGCCGACAGGCTGCAAAAAGAACGTCTGATCTTGGCCATTACCGAGGCAGACCGGAAGGCCGGGAAGCGGCTTTCACAAAAGGATCTTGACCGCGAGCTGCAGGCGTTTAGGACGTTGCGGGCAGCGGGCATTGATGTATGATGACCTCACGCGCTGTGATGGGCGCAAAGAGGTTGAGAGGCAGTCTTCATTGGGCTGGTCTTCTCGACCGTTTCTACCCACTCTTGGGTTGCTCGACCTCCGGAACCATCACCGGGAAGGCCAGCACCAATGGAGATTGACGTTGCACTATTACCAATTCAACATCGGTGATTACCGCAAGGACACCGTTCACCTTTCCCGGCTTGAGCATTCCATTTACCGCGATCTGATCGACTGGTACTACCTCGACGAGGCTCCGATACCGCTCGAAATCCAGCCCGTTTCCCGACGGCTAAGGCTGACTTCTGACGAGGAACGTGCCGCTTTAGAGGCGGTGCTAAACGACTTTTTCGAGCCTACAGACGAAGGCTGGCGGCACGCCAGAATCGACGAAGATATCAAGAATTATCAGGGAAAATGCGAAACGAATCGTGCAATTGCGCTGCAAAGAGAAGCACGAAAACGCACGAAGCGTGCAGAAGATAGCACGAGTCGTGCACGCGACGTGACCAAACGTGAACCTAACCATAAACCAATAACCAATAACCAAGAACCAAGTAATACGCTGCAGCGCCCGGAGGGCGTAGACGTTACGGTTTGGAGGGATTTTGTACAGCACAGAAAAAGGCAGCGTGCTGATGTCACCGTAACGGCACTTTGTGGAATTCAGCGAGAAGCCAAAAAGGCTGGCTGGACTTTGGAGCAGGCTCTGCGCGAATGTGTGGTTCGCGGTTGGCGTGGCTTCAAAGCTGACTGGGTAGAAAAACAAAACACCGAGGGAAAACTTAACGCGATATGAACATCATCCACGATATCGACCTGCTGGAATTTATGGCCCGCCAGCAGAGCCAAAGTATCCGGCCAGCATCCGACTTCTTCGATGGCGCAATGGAACGCCTGCAGCAGGGCAATGCGGTCTTTGGCGACCAGCTGCCTTGGAGTAAGACCGCCGATAGGTTTCGCTTTCGACCCAAGGAGGTGACCATCTGGGCTGGCGTTAACGGTAACGGGAAAAGCCTCGTCATGGGCCAAGCGGCCCTCTGGATGGCTGCCGCCAAAAAGAAAGTCCTGATCGCCTCGATGGAAATGCCCGGTGAGGCTACGGTCGCGAGAATGCTCCGGCAGGGCTGTGGCGTACCACTTCCCTCAAGGGACTGCGCCGAGGCGCTGATAAAGTACACCGACCAGCGCATCTGGATCTACGACCAAGTTGGCTCGGTCAAGCCTGAACAGATCATCGCCATGATCCATTGGGCTGCCGAGGAACTTGCCATCGACCACGTGATGATCGACTCGCTGGTCAAGTGTGGCGTGACTAACGAAAACGAACCGCAGAAGCAATTTGTGGACGCTTTGGCGTGGGCTGCAAAGGAACACAAAATCCACATCCACCTCGTCCACCACATCCGAAAGGCTGCGGACGAGCGGATCATCCCGGACAAGTTTGCGGTCAAGGGCGCTGGCGAAATTGTCGACCTTGCGGATAACCTCCTGATCGTCGCGAGGAATCAGGTGAAGGAGGCCAAGATCCGAAACCTGCAGGAGGTGGATGTAAGCGAGCCTGATGGCTACATCCGAGTTGCCAAGCAACGACACGGCGAGTGGGAGGGGCTGTTCCAGTTTTGGTTTGACGTCAAATCACATCAGTGGATTCCAGAGTACGGTCGCCCTGCCATGCCGTACCCACCGCCTGACGAGAATGGGAGGCTGCCCAGCCTTCATGCCGGGGTGAGCTTTTGAGCCGTCAATCGAACCGAGATCGCTGGCCTGAGCTGGCCGTTGCGATAGACCAGATGCGAGCCGTTTTCGGAGATGTGCAGGTTTTGTGCATCCACGAGGGCGGCAAGCTAGTAGCTGGCAAGCCGTATGGAGAACGGTCTGCCTTTATCGTCCCTGTTGAGGACTGGAAACCGAGGAAACCCAAATGAACAAATCCCAACTCTTCGTCGAATACCATCGCGACAACCCTGAAATCTATGTCGAATTTGAACGCCTGACCTTGAAGGCCATCGCGGCTGGCAGGAAAAACTACGGAGCCAACGGCATCGTCGAGCTGATCCGCTGGAACACCACGGTCATTGCCCGCAACGACAAATTCAAGATTAACAACAACTACGCCCCGCACTACGCTCGAATGTTTGAGGAGCGGAACCCGCAGCACGAGGGCTTTTTCCGCAAAAGAGGACTCCGCACATGACCGCCGAAGAACTGATCCACACCATGCGCCTCAAGGCTCAGGCTTTTGCCAAGGCCAAAGCCGACCGTGTCCGGCTGGAACACTTCCGGAAGTCCAAGCGGGCCATCCTCATGCGGGAAGCCGAGAAGGCTGGTTTCAAGACCGCTGCCCTGCAGGAGCGCGAGGCTATGGCCGACACCGCCTACATCGAATTGCTGGACGCGCTGTCCTACGCAACCGAGCAGGAGGAACTGAACCGCTGGGATCTGGAAGCCGCAAAATCGGCATTGGACGTGTGGCGCTCTAGGGAGGCCACCAAGCGTTCGGAGCGTTCAGCCTATGGGGCGTAGCACCTTGACCGAGAAAGAGCGACGTGAGCGGTTTGACGCGCTCTCAGAGATGGGTTGCTGCATCTGTGGCCGTCCTCCGCAAATCCACCACCTCATCGGGATCAAATACAAGGGCATGGGGCAGAAGGCCGGGGATGAATTCACGATACCGCTGTGCATGGAGCATCACACAGGGCCGGAGGGCATCCACGCTCTTGGAAAACGAGCATGGGAAGAGCGATTTGGCGACCAAGATTACCTTTTGGAAGTCACCAATCTTAAGATTGAAATGCTAAAAGATATTCAGTCTGTTGGTTATGTCGATAGTCAAAAGTACGATACTTAAGACGGTGTAAGTCTTTGAAAGCATTGTGTTTCACCTCATTTTCTGTTACAATTTATTTATGTTGGTGACTGTCAAATGCCTATAAATTCCAGACGTAAGGGCCAGTCCGGTGAACGCGAAGTCGTCCATATTCTTGAAGACCAACTCGGAATTAAGACCGCCCGGAATCTTGACCAATGGCGAGATGGCGGCGCTGATCTTGTTGGCCTTGAACCGTGGGTGGTGGAAATCAAACGAGCCAAGGCTCCCAACCTCAAATCTTGGTGGGAACAGGCCGTCCGGCAGGCAGAAGGCAAAGGCATCCCCTGCCTCTGGTACAGAATCGACCGCCACTACTGGCGAGTCGTGATCCCGCTGTCGGTTTTGACTCCGTGGGTGTTCGCTGTTGCCGGGACAGGCAAACCTCCAGTAGACTTGATCTGGACTGCAGAAATATCCCCAGAGGCTTTCTGTATGTTTCACCGAGAAAACATGGAGCAAAAAGATGACTGAGCCGACACCGCAAGCGGAAGGCGCAGCACTTAACCACCTCGACGTGCAGGACATGGCCCTTGATCGGCTGATCCCTTACGCACGCAACCCGCGCAAAAACGACGGGGCTGTGGATAAAGTTGCCGCCTCAATTAAGGAATTCGGGTGGCGATCGCCCATCGTCGTTGACGAGGAAATGGTGATTCTGGCGGGACATACCCGCTACAAGGCTGCGAAGAAGCTGGGCCTTGATATCGCCCCTGTCCACATTGCCGCCGGACTGACCGAAGCCCAGAAGAAGGCATACCGCATTGCCGACAACCGTGTGGCCGAAGAAGCCGAATGGGATCTGGAAATGCTCAAGCTGGAGTTTGAGGATCTCGACCCCAGCGAATACTTATCCACAGGCTTTGATGAAGACTTCCTGAAAGATTTGCTGGCCGAAACCAGCGAGGCTGAGGTAGACGAGGAAAACCTCCCGGAACTGCCGGAAGACCCGATCACCAAGCCCGGTGACGTTTGGATCATGGGAAGCCACCGCCTGATGTGTGGCGACAGCACAAACATCGACCATGTGGAACAACTCTGCGAGGGACGCCATGTGGATATGCTGCTGACCGATCCTCCGTACAACGTGAACTACGAGGGCGGTACTGGCCTCAAAATCCAGAACGACTCAATGGAGGACAGCGAATTTCGCCAATTCCTGCGGGACGCTTTTGTGGCTGCCGACTCTGCAATGAAGCAGGGCGCTGTGTTCTACATCTGGCACGCTGACTCCGAAGGCTACAACTTCCGTGGCGCTTGCCATGACACCGGGTGGGTAACGCGCCAAACCCTGATCTGGAAAAAGTCCAGTCTCGTGATGGGCCGCCAAGACTACCAATGGATGCACGAACCCTGCCTCTACGGCTGGAAGGAAGGCGCAGGCCACCTTTGGGCTAGTGACCGCAAGCAGACAACCATTCTCGACTTCGAGAAGCCCAAAAAGAACGACGTCCACCCCACGATGAAACCCATCGCCCTGTTCGAGTACCAAATGCTCAACAACACCAAGGGCGGAGACTTGGTCTTGGATCTGTTTGGTGGCTCAGGAACAACCCTGCTGGCTGCTGAAAAAAATGGCAGACACGCACGACTCATGGAACTCGACCCCAAATACTGCGACGTGATCGTCAAACGCTGGGAAGACTACTCAGGCAAGAAGGCTGTGCTTGAAGAAGTCAGGGAGGCTGCGTAATGGGAAGACCCGCAGTTGAACTATCCGAGGAAGAAATCACTCAGGTAGAAAGCCTCGCCGCTGTTCTAAATCAAGAACAACTATCTGATTTCTTTGGCTTTTCTGACAGAACCTTTCGCGAATTGATGAAAAGGGACGAAAGAGTTTCAGCCGCCTATAAAAGAGGCAAGGCAAAAGCTATCGGGAAGATCGCCCAATCGCTAATGAAACAAGCGCACAGCGGGAACACCGTTGCGATGATGTTCTACCTGAAAACCCAAGCTGGATGGAGAGAAACCAACCGCCACGAACATACTGGTGCTGACGGTGGTGCTTTAGAAATCTCTTGGCTGACAAAGCCCACAGAAGATGCCGAGGATTGAAATCCCATACTTCCCTCGTGAGGTGATGACACCTTTCCACGAGAGAACAGAACGCTTCGCTTGTCTGGTGGCACACCGTCGCTGCGGGAAAACAGTCGCTGCAATTAACGACCTGATCCGGGACGCACTCACGATCAACAGAAAGGACGTGCGTGTTGCGTACATTGCACCGTACTACTCGCAGGCTAAGGCGATTGCGTGGGATTACGTCCTGCAATTCACCGCACCGATTCCCGGCATCGTTGTGAATGTGGCTGAACTTCGGGTGGACTTCCCCAACGGCGCTCGCATCCGGCTCTTCGGTGCTGACAACTACAACGCCATGCGTGGCCTGTACTTCGACGCTGTGGTGCTGGACGAGCCTGCCGACTTCCCGGTGAATGCTTGGCCCACGGTCATTCGCCCCGCCCTTTCAGACCGCAAAGGCCGCGCAACCTTTATCGGCACGCCGAAAGGGAAAAACGAATTCTGGGAAACCTACGACAAAGCCAAAAACGACCCGAACTGGTACGTTGCAATGCACAAGGCCAGCGAAACAGGCATCCTGCCGCAGGACGAACTGGACGAGGCGCTCAAGATCATGGGCGAGGATCGATACGAGCAGGAGTTCGAGTGCAGCTTTGAAGCCGCCATTGCAGGCGCTTACTACGGCCACGAAATGAAGGCTGTTACAGAAGAAGGCAGGCTGGGCGTTGTGCCGTACAACCGCTCCCTTGGCGTGGTTACAGCGTGGGACTTGGGCGTTGGCGATTCCACGGCTATTTGGTTCGCCCAATATCAGGGGCCAAACGTCCACTTGATCGACTATTACGAGTGCAGCGGTGTTGGCTTGGATCACTACGCCAGCGTCCTGCAGGAAAAGGATTACGTCTACGACCAGCACATCCTGCCGCACGACGTTCAGGTAAAGGAACTCGGCACAG